TATTTTAGAAATCATCGAATACTTGACGAATTCTTTTGGGTCGATTGTAAAGTGATCTTTCTCTTTACTTATATTCTCCAAAGGAATAAATTTTGGTCCATCTATTACGAGTCCGCAACCTTCCCTTGGTGCCTCTTTTGCCATGTGAGAATATATCTCAGGTAAGAGGTTACTTAAACTTTCTTGCACCTGGAAATCCTCCGTAAGGCAATCTTAGTTCTGTATCTTTTGTAGCTTTTCCTGTACTACTTGCAGTTCCTGAATTTATAGGATTGAATCCAAATCTACATTTACAAGAATTTAATCTTTTGCCGCAGAGATCTCCTCGTTCCCAATAATCAGTATTTGCATCACTTGGAGCAACTTGACTTCCACCTGACGCTTGTGTTCTTTTTGCTTTCCATAATATATTATTATGCACTACATAATCATTATATCTATCATCATTATATGCATAGTAAGCATTTGAATTTGCATATGTTCCAAACACTCTTATTCTATCCCAATCCGCACTACTATCAGAAGGAGTAGCGCTTGTATCTCTTACTGCTTGCCAGTAATTTATTAAGCTACCAGTAGTGCTAGTATCTAATGTTCCATCAGATTTTAGTCTAAAAATTCCACCTGCTGATCCATTTGAGTAAGCAACTGTAGTTTTATTATAATCATCTGCACTTGCGCTACTGCTAAAAGTAGTAAATGTAGTTCCAGATGTAATTACATATTCATCATCATAGTTTACATATACAGTATAAATTGTACCATTTAGATTATATTTTCCTTGACTATGCCAAGTACAACCACCTATTTGATTTGCAATACTCTTTGATGGACTTGCTCCTTGATAAATCCAACTACATGCATTGTGTCCTACTTGTCTGTATGGTAGAGTTAGTCCTTCTACTTCAAAAGGGGTTGTAAGTTCAAAAGCAACTTCCAATGCATTTCTAGTTTCAATTCTATCAATAATGTAAACTTGTCTAGGAAACTCAGTTGCTGGATTACTACTATTACCACTTCCATTATCTAAATACTTTTTTAGTGTTCTTCTTCGTATTAATTTTTTACCGAGTAGATTATCTAAATTTACACCAACTGCAGTTTCAAAAGTATTTAGTACATTTGCAACTCTAAGAATTGGTCTTGTTGAAGGCCCTGTTGAAGTATGTTGTAAATCTTCAATTGTTATTGGAAGTATTTCATATTCTCTGATTGTTCCAGGACTATCGTAGTCTCTAAAATGTAAAGTACTACCGTCTGCTTCACCACTTCTTACAAAATATTTTTTCTGCCCTGCGTCATTATATTCTAATTCAAATAAGTTAATAAACGCAGAACTTTCTTCTAAACTCTGTAATTGTTTAATTGCTATTTTCTCTGCCATTATGCCTCGTATACTCTTTCAAAAGTTGCTGAAAGACTATAAAAATTATCATAGTCCCATGTTTGATTCCATGTTTTACATACAACTTTTATTGTTTCATTTGCGTTACTATCATCTATTGTCATTTGAAATTTTGATACACCCCCAAGACTTTCAAAAAATGCAACTATATCATCTATTTCTGCCTTTGGTCGAGTATTAAAAGTAACTGACATAGTTTGTTTTAAATTATTTATACCATTTGCTACTCTTTGTTCGAAACCATCACCATAAGTTATTGAATGAATAACAGGTGTATTTGATCTAGAAAATCCTTTGTCTACGGGAACACCTGCAGAGAATCCGCTTATATTTGCTCCACTATTTTGAAATATTGCTGTTGCCATTATTTACTTAAAACTCCTCCAGGTCTCTTTTCTCTTTGAATAATTTCCATTGTTGCCACTTGTATCATATTACCTAGTGCTTTTGCTTGTTCTGGACTTTGTCCGTTGCCTTCTGTTCCGCCGTTTACATTCACAGTAATATTATTTACTCCACCGCCTTGGCCTTTTAATTCTACTGGAATACTTCTACTGTTTCCAAGCGGTACGACTGCCTCTGTTCCATGAAGTGTTGCAGCGTATCCTGAGTCTGGCCCCATTGCTATACCGCCTCTTGCATATGAACGATATCCTGGTGATGACATAATTCCGCCACTTCGAACACCTGTAAAATCAAAACCTGCAGTAAAAGGATCAGGGCCTGAACCAGTTGTAGCAATATTACTAGGATCAAATCCCATATTTGTTAAAGTGCCTATTGTTGCTTGAGCACCTACTCCTGGTGCGAAAAATCCTGCAATCATTTTAAAGATTGCCATTTTCATAGTCATTGCTGCTATGTCTGCAAGTATTTGAATTGTCATGTTTCTAAAGGCATCTGCAAATGTTGTTGTTCCTTTTGCTACATTTACAAAAGCATTTGCTAATCCATCAGTTAAAGCATTTCCAACACTTGTTCCCATTTTTTCCATAGTATCAAGTTCCATATTTGCAATTTTCATTTCCATATTAAAATGCTTTAGATGTGCAATGGCTTCTTCTTCTGTCATTCCCAAATTAGTCATGGTTCGTGCTATTTGATCTGATGTAGGACTACCAAATAACCCAAACATACCTGCACCCCCAGTTTTTCTTCGTAATTCTAAGTCTGCTCTTGCTTTATCTATAAATAGTAATCTATCCATCATATCAAGCTCTGCTTGAAGAACAGTTAATTTTGCTTCTGCAACATCTTTTGAGTTTTGTGCATTTACAGCTCTTGCGCTGTCTAGGCTATCGGCTTCCTCTGTTAAAATTTTATTCTGATATGTTATATCATTTTCTAATTTTTTAAGTTGTAATCGTTTTTGTTCTTTTGCTACGGCTTGATTAGCTTGAGCAGCTAATATACTACCATCTTGTAATATTCCTGCTTTAATTGCCTTTTGTTGTTCCATGCTTACAAGAATTTCTGCTTCCGCTATTGAATGTTCTTTTAAAATAGCTAGCATTTTCTCATTGTCTGCTAATTCTTCTCTAAATTTTGCTCTTTTATCTTCGGCATCTTTTTCTGCGTCTGATCTTTGATCTATACCAAATGCACCTGAGAAGATAGATCCAAACACATCGTCTTTACGTTTTTCTTTTGCTGCATCTATTTCTGTTGTAAGTGTTTCTATGTTTGCTTTAATTGCACCAATATTATCTTCAAAAGCAGTAATTGCTTTTGTAGAAGAAGTAGCAGGTGCAAATTTATTTAAAAAGTCTGCTGTAACTTCCGTTACTTTTTTCGTAGTTCGAGAGTAGGATTCTGCTTTTTGATTTAATTGTACTAGAGCATTACTAAAATCTAATACTCTTGCTTTGAGTGTTTTATAGTCTTCTCTAGTTTTAGCATCGGTAAGAGTTTTATTGCCTCTTGCTATATCATCTATAAACTGCGCATAATCTAAATAGGCTTGTTTAGTTTGTGGGTCTGCTGTAATTTCTGCTAAGTTTTTAAATTGATCTATTTGTCCCTTTACTGCTCGACCTAACTCTGTATCTGCAAATTCAAATTCTCCTGTTCCTACATAACTACTACCACTACCTGCACCAAAGTTTTTGTACTCCATAATTTCTTTCATTACTTTTGATAAATCTTGAGAAAGTAATAAATCTCCTGATTGTAAAGCTTCACCTATTCCTATAGACTGAATGGCTTTTGCAGCTTGCTGGGCTGTTTGTGTTAAACTAACTAAATCCTCTTTTCTTAATTCTATCATTCGCTTCATAGAAGCATTTGCTTCCTGAGTTGCATCTGCTATTTGTCCAAATCTTTCTTTTAGTTTTTCTGCTTCTTCATCAACTCCTACAAGAGCTTCTATTGCCATTCTACCGAAATCAAATATCATAAGTCCAAGACCTAAATAGCCCATTGCTTTAAATGCTGCATTCATTGCTTTTGCACCCATTTGAGTTGCTTGAGTCATTCTTCTCTGATTTTCAGCATGTTTAAGTTCAGTTTCTTTCATTTTCTGTTGTTTTTTAACTTCAGATTGTTGAACTTGTCTTTCTTGTTTACTTAAACTTGTTTTTTGAGCAACTTCTAAATTTCTTAAATGCATTTTAAATTCCTGCAGTTCTTTCTTATTCATATTTCTTGCAATACCAATTTTCTTTTCTGCTGAGTTTCTAAATGATGCAATTCTTCTTTGGTCTATTTTTCCTTCGATGCCAAAACCTCGAAGTCCTTTTTTTGCACTATCGGCTAAGGTTTTAACTTGCCCTTTGCCTGTACCTGCTACTTCTTGCGCTATATCTAAATTTCTGCTTTCTCTCTTTAAAGTTTTTATATTGTCTGTTAGTCCACTAATTGTTGCTTTACTTTGTTCTTCTAATGCTTTAAAGTTTGGTGTTATTTGTTTAACAATAGGAATTGCAAATAGTCCTAAAGCACCCACGAGTGCTCCAACATTTTTTGTAAAGAAAGGAAGAACAGTTTGTGCAATAGTACCTAACCCAGTTTTTAAACTGTCCATTAGATCATTAAATGCTTGTGCAAATTGATTAAATGCAAAAGCAGTTGGATCCATAATTGCTTGAACTCCACCAAACTTTTCTTCTGCCTGTCCAATAACTTCTGCAGCTACAGCTTGACTTCTTTCAAACGCATTTAATTGTTCTTTTGTTTTTCCTAATTGTGCTGCATAGTTTCTTAATGCTGGATCAAGTCTTAATACGATACCTAATTCGTCTAATAATTCTGGTTCTGCTTTTGTAACACCTCGAATAAGACGATTGAATGAGTCGGTAACATCTCTACCTAGAATAAGTGAAACATTAGAAGCTGCTTCACCGAGTTGTGTTAGCTGAGTAGCATTTAATCCTGAAGAAATACCAATCGCTGCTGCTTGTGATGCTTCAGAATAACTAATCTGTGCATTTGTTGCGCTACGAATATCATTTGCAAGTTTTTTGTACATTACACCTGTAAAAGCGCCATATGCTTCCTGACCTGCAACTAAGTTTTTAAAGTCAGAAGCTTCTTGTAAGAAACGAAAAGCAGCAGACACAGCAAAGACCTGTGCTGCTAATGTTGCATAAATAGGTACAAGACCACCTGAAATGGTTTGTGCTTGTTTAGAAAAAGCTTTTGATGAGTTTGAGGTTTGATTTGATAAAGATTTTAATCGTCTATCTGATTCTGCTACATTCTTTGCAACCGAACCAACGTCTTTTCCCGTACGCTGTGCGTCTTTACCGAGCTTTTTTAACGATCCTTTATCGGTTACTGTAACCTCAACTGAACCACCCTTTACATTTTTTGGCATTACTTTCTCTTAATATTAGACGAGGATATTCCACCTGTTTTCGCCTTGCTTGCACGCTCTTGTGCTTTTCTTTTCTTTGTTAATTCATCGTTTAAAACTTTTGAATTTTCACTTTCTATTGCTTTAATAAAAAATGTTATTTCTCTTTTATCTACTATTTCGTATATATCTAGTAGTGTTCCATATGCTGACCAATCTTTTCCCATGTAGCTTCCACTCATTCCGTCCCACCTGTCTGGTAATAAGTTATGTAGTAAAAATGCCATTTGTACTTCATATGGAAAGTCACTCATCTCTGGTGGCATTTTTTCAGGATCAGGGTCTTCACCTAATTCTTCACATACTTTTAAATAAGTATCTACTTCAAGTGTACTACTATATTTTTTCTTAATAAGAGCAAGTATTTCTTTTACTTGCTCTTCGTAAAATTTTCAAGTTCTCCAACAGTTTCAGTAACCCATTGATCAAAGTCTACTGAGTTTTGCATAAGAACTTCTACATTTTCTTGACTGAAAGGTAGTTCTCCTGATCTACTTCCTACATCGTCTGCTGTTAGTAACAACTGAGCAACGTAGCTGTAAAGGAAACCACTCCAGCCTTTGATAACGGAACTTGTATATTCTGCTAAAAATTTCTCGTCATCAAGTTGTTCTTCAAAACCTCTGGTTTTCTTGTTGAACTTCTGAGAAACACATTTTGCTCTCAACTTTATAAGTTCTTCTCTGGAAAGATAGCAAAGTTTTACTTTGAATCCGTCCATGCCTGGATAGTCAAATTCTACTGTTTTACTTGGTGTCAGTA